CGTGCTAGTCGTGTAGTCATCACCGGGGCTGAGCAGCACACCGTTTAAGAACACCTGCAACAAGCCAGCTGTAAACGACATAGACACGGCGTTATCGTCAGCACCCGAGAAAACCGTCTGGCTTGCAGTAGCCGTGTACTCATAAGTGACAATCGACGCCACCGAAGCAGCCGAGGCAGTAAGCCACGACGCACCGTCATACACCTTCATCTCACTATCGGTCGTATTGAAATACAACGCGCCCGTGATTAGTGCATCCCCATCGTTGTCGGTCGATGGGTCCGAACTTTTCTGGCCGAGATACCGATCATCGAAATTATCCAACGCGGTAGCGGCAGAAGCCGCAGAGTTCGCTGCCGAAACAGCCGACGCAGCCGCATTGGTTTCCGACGTTGAAGCATTCGATGCAGAAGTCGATGCCGCACTCGCAGAGGCGGCAGCAGCCGACTCCGAAGCAGCAGCATTACTAGCACTCGTGGAAGCAGCAGACGCACTAGACGCAGCATTACTTGCACTCGTAGCCGCATTCGACTCCGACGTAGCAGCCGCAGACTCAGAAGCAGCCGCAGCCACAGCACTCGCAGCAGCATTAGTCTCCGACGTACCAGCATTAGACTCGCTCGTAGCCGCAGCACTCTCACTAGCGGCAGCCGCCGAAGCAGAAGAAGCAGCCGCAGTAGCCTGCGCCGTAGCCGCCACAACCTGCGACGTAACACCAGTCTCAACAAAATTCTTCGTCGCAGCATCCTGAGCAGACGACGGATCAGCAAGACCCGTGATCTTGTTACTGCCAGCAGCCAAATCAGAACCCAGCGTGCCGCTCGTGATCGTCTGCCCCGACAACGTGCCACCCGTCACCGTTCCAGAAACAGTCGCACCATTAATCGTCGGGCTAGTCAGAGTCTTATTCGTCAGGGTCTGCGTAGTGTCAGTTCCAACAACGCTCGCCGACGCACCAATGTCGTGAACATTGGCTGCCGCAGCCTGATGGCTGCGAAAGTCAGTAAAGTCAAGCGCAGACACACCATGCTCAACCGAAGTACCGGCAGAGTGGGCACGAGCAGAAGTCCCATCGACACCGCGAGTGACCGTGTACGCCGAACCAACGATGGCTGTGACGGTGACAATCTCTTCGTTGGCTGAGTCCTTTTCAAGAATCAGCGTGAACGGATAGGACGACGGGAAGCCGCTAGACGAGGCAACCTGAAGCGAAGTGTCAGACGCACCAATAGACGCAGCCAGCGTCGTCGTGACGGCGGTCGAAGAGTAATACCGAGCGGGAGTTCCCATACGTTACCTCGCGTATTGAATGGTTGATATGTAGTTGTCCTGCTGCTTGGCCTTCTCTTCCGCCAAGCGAACGCTGAACAACTGGTACAGGTAGCGAGCCACCGTGGTCGAATCCCCAGGACCAACCGGCGAATCCACCAAGTCGGCAGATGGAGTCATTGCAATAACCTTGCCTGGGTCAATCGTGGACACGAGCCGCCACATAGCGCCAAGGCGAATAACGTCCTCGGCTGAGCCAGGCAATCCGGTCACCGTTGCAAAGTCATCGGAAAGCGTGCTCATCGCGGTCGGATACTTCGCGTACTGAACGCGAACCGTGCGGCCAGGCATTGGATACTCATTCAGCACTAGCGCAGAACGGACGGTGCTGGAATCACCGGCCACCCGGAAGTTACGGTCCACGCGGAACCTGCGAATAACCGGCCACACCTCAGTCGTGTCCGGCGCATTCCACGTAATACCTGTGATGTCTTGGAAATCGACGGGTAGCGCGTACGCGTACGTAGTCCCATCGAATGTGAACTCGTAAGACGAGATAGCCCGAAGGTCAATACCACGAATAGTGTCATTGATCGCTCGCTTGATCTGATCCCGTGGAAACGTTGGGCTATTGCGAATTATCGTATTCACCGGGTGTGCCGTCGCCGTCGTTCCGCGCCAGCCTCGACCACCAGGAAGAACGGTGATGGTGCCAGCGGTCTGGTTTACGGACTTGACGTACACCAACTCATCACCGATCTCAGCCAAACCCCGGCTGATACTGCCAGCCTCATCAATTGTCAGGGTTGTGTCAGAGTCCGTTGCCGACTGAGTGAGAACCGTGATTGCTTCCTGGTTCTTCACATACGAGGACACCTCAGCAAGAGTGTCCTCGATGATTTCCGAAAAAGTGCTCACGCTTTCACCGCCCGACCGAGGACATCGGAGGCCTTCACCGCAGCACTAATGTCCTTCATCTTTGTAGTTCTCGGCTGAATACCGTCTTTGCGTGCATCCCGATACGCATTCAGTTCCTTGTCGTTCGCGTGGGACCAAGCGCGAATGTGCATGTCTTGGTAAGCAAGCGTGCTGGCTTTGCAGCCAAAGCAACCCTCCACATAAACTTGATGTGTTCGTTCACGATGCAGCGACATCACAACTCCGAGATGTATTCGCCATAACCAGCGGCAGTCAGTTCCGTCGCCAGTTCGTTTGAGATTTCAATGTCGTAGCCGCCCCGAAGCACAACGTCGCAGGTCGCCAGGAAGTCCCCCTGCGGAGTCATGATCGTCCGCCTGGTTCCATCCTTCTTCACGACCGTTTGGCCGATAGGCCACGACGTAAACCACAGATCGTCTGGACGGCCACGCTTGTATGTGAGCGTGGGTCCGCGCCACAAGTTAGGCATTGTTCCTCGCCCAAGCGTTGTCAACAAGGTTCGGGTATTTACGACCAGCGGCTTTCGCTCGCGCACGCGCCTTGCGGATCTGCGCTGGCGTTAGCGGCTGTGACTTCTTCTTGGGATTCTTCTTCTCCCAAAAAGGCTTCTTCACTTCTTGTGTTCCACCTTCTGCGTGGGAATCTTCCCGCCCTTGGCGTTATTCCCCGGGATGATTGCGTCGTTTACATCCTTGCAACCACACGAAGCACACATAGAAACTCCTCGATTGAGTGGGGAGGGGGCCACTCGTGGCGACCCCCTCCCATTGATCTAGTTTGTGACTAGATGCTGGATGTGCAGGTGATGACGTAACGAGCCTCGGGACGATAGATGTTCCATCCGAGAAGCCCCTTCCAGCCGACAGACCGGAAGCGCATCAACTTGTCAGTCACCGGAGAGATGACGGACTTCGGCTCATAGGTCACAGCCTCAAGAAGAGCCTGCTTACCCATGATGATGACCTTGTGGTCGAGGCTGGAAGCAGTTCCAGCCGGGTCCACCGCAGCGGAGGCCACGTTCGATGCCGTCTTTGCAAACGAGAACGTGGTGCTCGTAACAGCGGTGATGGTGTGAGAGCCATTGAATGTGGCGTCCACACCGGCCACGGTCACAGACTCGCCAACCTCAAAGCCGTGTGCGGCAGAGGTGGTGAGGGTTGCGACGTTGCTGGTCAATGCCTTGTTGGTGACCGAGCGGGTAGCGCTGGCGGCTTGTTCAACACGAGCGGACTCGATGAACTTGACACCCTCGTACACGCCGACCTCGCCTGACCAGATGTTGCCAACGCCAGCCTCGGTGTAGGTATGCGGCTCGCGCCAGACGTTTGCACCAGACGCAGCGGCCTCCGTGCGGAGGTCGTAGGAAACGTCCGGGTGCAGCATTCCGACATAGAACGCACCATCACGGGGCTGCACGTTCTGACCACGCAACTTGGCAACAGCACGACGAACATCGGCTGCCTGCAAGGTGGTGGTAGCGGCGGTGGTCTTGTCGACACCGTTCACGACTGCCTCGTCATCGGCACTCGAACCCGCGAAACGACCAGTTGCCTTGTTAACAAGCACGTTGTACACCAGTGCGTCGAGCGAATCGCGCAGGTTGTAACTGAGCATGTCAGCCACGGCGGGGTCGATTGCGGACAGGGATTCGAGAGCGAGGCGCTCCGTGGTGGTGACGGCATTGCCGTACTCGTTGACGGTGACCTGAACCTTGTTGGTGTTGTTGAGTGCAACAGCGTCAACGTCCACAGTCTCCGTCAACGGGGACGAAATGCGAGACAGGTCGTTGTGCAGTTGGAACACAACAGTTGCACCAGGATTGGTTACATCAACAGGCCGCTTGTCCGCGAACTTGCGGAACATCGGCTCGCTGCGGAGGTTGAACTCCACATACTTGTCGTACGCTGTCTGAATTAGATTGGTCAGCGTACTCGTCGACGTAGTAGCCATGAGT